TTAATAAAGTTGATTCTTATTTAGGTACAAACTATCGTGTATCCGAATGGACAGTAGTTAATCCAACAATACAAGGAGAACAGAAGAGTTTAGATACGAGTCCATCACCCAATCCTACTATTCGACTAAATGTTGAAGAAGACATACAAGAGTTAGGATACATTGCTGGACAATACAATGCATCATACAAGTTTCACAGAAACATATTAGGATCTGGAGATGGACATAAGATAGTTGTTCAAGAGATAAGTGCTAATGGATTGGAGATAAGACTACGACCAGTATTATCATCAGTATTAGACAATGGAGGCTTTTTGGAGCAATTCCAAAATGGATTATTTGTAACACCCAAAAGCCAAGTACTTAGTAATCTATTCTTATTCAAAGACGCCAATCTATCCTTTCCAGTATTTGATTATGTCCAAGACAAATTCACAATAAACTCTGCTCCTTACAGTATAATTGTAAAACTTGCAGCACCAGTACCAGCTACTATTGTTGTAGGAGATGAGCTTTGGATGGCGCAGGAGATTAGTCAAGATTACAACTCCAACATAACACTCACGCCTCCTGATTTAGCTCCTAGGACAATAGAGATTGCAGGACCTAACTTCGATATACTAGCAAAGATTAATACTGGGTTTAGTACCGAGTATAAGAATAAAAACAACTTAGTAGGCACCAACACTGGCTCAGCAAACAGCGTATACTATCAACTGCAAGATCGCTTAGTTAGCAGCTCGTTGGTAGAGAACATAAGCATTAATCAAGATTTTCGAAAGTATAAAAACTTTATAACATATAGTAGCGCTGAAGCTCGATTATTTAACTTTAACAATAAGTTAAGATTAATCGAATCGTATGATGCAAGAATAGCAGCACTAACGACCGAACTCAACGGATTACCTAATTCAGCAGCTTCAGCTAGTACAGCTTTTACTGGCAATGTAGCAACTAACATAAAACGCAAAAGCGCAATCGTAGGAGGCTTTGATGCATACGAGCGTTACCTTTACTACGAATCTTCGAGCTACGAAAGCAGCTCTTACGGTGAGTTTTACCCTACAACTTGGCCTAAGTCAAATTCCACTAAACCATATGTAAACCTATCTTACTCTTCCTCCGAAGCATCTGAATGGTATGCAGGAGCCATAAGCTCTGCTAGCATGTACGACTTAGAAAACAGTGATGCTTTATCGAAAAACATACCATCACACATAAACGAGGATGTCGATAATGAAACCTTTAATCAAGTTGTAAGATTAGCTGGACATTATTTTGATGATATTATTCCATACATAGACGAGTACACAAACAAGTACAATAAGAGTCAAGAATTGTCTGCTGGATTAAGTAAAGATTTATTATATTTAGTCGGACAAAATTTAGGATTTGAGTTTGAAAATGGTGCTGCTATTGATGACTTATGGAATTATGCTTTGGGAACAGATGTAACCGGAAGCGTAAATACGGCCTATCAAACAAACACATCCGACACTATGAAAGAGACGTGGAAGCGTCTCATAAACAATCTTCCCTATCTTGTAAAGACTAAAGGAACCGAAAGATGTCTTAGAGCCTTAATTAACTGTTTTGGTATTCCAGACACAATTCTACGAATAAAAGAATACGGAGGACATGAAGGAGGTTTTGATAAGAAATCTGATCTCGTCTATGATCGATTCTACTACGCATTTGTTGCAGGATACAATGGACAAACATCTGGCAATCCAGCACAGCAGTTAAAGGTAGCGTGGCAACCTCTAAGTGGTAGCAACAAAGTCGCACAAACTGTTGAGATGCGTGTCAGGATGGCTGACAGTCAAACCAAGAACCAAAAAATCATGGAGGTTCCTGGTAAGTGGAAAATTGAAGCATTTCAGAGTGGTAGCGGAAAACACATAGGAGTCTTTTTGAGTGGTAGTCAAGGTTGGGCTACTGCTAGCGTAAGCTCCTCCATATACGATACAGACACAGAAGACGCATATACAGATCAAGATACGAGATGGCATCATGTCGCATTACGAAGAGAGAATCAAACTGAAATTAGTGGTAGCGATCAAACATATACCCTAATCGTTAAAACATCACGATACAACAAAGTAACCTCAACCACTACAGCTTCGTTGTTTATTGATGGCAATACTTCTTCGTCATACAATCACAGCTTCCTTAATAGTGGATCTTTATGGATACCTGGATCTGGAAGTTATGCATTAACTGACTCTCATTCAATGGATCTCCTGTCGGGAAGTATCCAAGAGTTTAGAATGTGGTCGTCAGAATTGCAAGATGGTATTCTCGATAACCACACACTGACTCCAACAAGCTTCCAAGGCAACACAGACGGAGTCTTTACGGGCAGCACTTCGAGTTTTGACACCCTACTCTACAGACTATCATTAGGTACTGATAATAAGAAACCACTGAACAGTGATTATCCAGCAACCTCAAGCTTCAACTCACAACACCCAAATCAAAACATAACACAACCATCTGCTTCATTCTACAATATAGCTACTTCAGCTTATTACGATGTAATTGAGCAAAATTCTTTGGAATGGCCTGATCTAGGAGCCAACAGAAGTGTCTCCACAAAGATACGAATTGATAACACCACTTTAGTTGGTGAACAACTATTCAGAGACACTAAAGTAGAGAAGCCGTTGACCGACAATAATCCTCCGGACAGCTCTAAGTTAGGAGTATTCCTATCACCAACAAACGAAGTCAATCAAGATATTGCAGAACAGTTTGGTGGAATTAGTATTGATGATTACATAGGAAATCCTTCTCAACTGCCCTTAGACGATTATACTGATTTGCAAGCGTTAGCAAGAGAATATTCTAAAAAATACAAAGGCACAAATAAGCCGATGGAATATATTAGACTATTGCAACATTACAATGCAGCACTCTTTAAACTCATTAAACAATTTGTACCTTATAGAGCAAATACACAAACTGGATTATTAATAGAACCTACTATATTAGAGCGTAGCAAGCTGCCAACAGCACTTCCGGTAGCGGAAGATTTGTTATTAACTTCTTCACTCGATCTACGACCAGAAACAATATTCCCTCCATCAGGAGAGGTAGAAGATCCAACTAACGAACCATTATCTCATTATGTAGCCGAGGCTACTATAGGTGGAGATTTGGCCGATTTTTTGGTAGTAGAAGGAACAGCTCAAGAATTATTACCAAGTCAAAACACTGCGTCAATAGAAATAGCCACAGTTACATCAGGAGTGTATGGTGTAGTAGCCGAAACTACACCTCCAATTGATATGACCGGCAATCCAACTGGTTCTATCTTTGAGATGGTAACTGGATCTGCTATTGACTTAGGAATAAATGGAGCAGGTCATAATTCACGATACGAAGGAAGTAAGTATATTTATATGACTTGGCTTTCGAGTGGTAGTGATCCTCGTCATTTAACATATGTAACAGCTAGTCGTTATGACGATTGGGAGGCTCTCAATCCTACAATCGAAACTAGTAGATTGAGTGAGCGAAGCTCTCCAAGCAATTTTAAGTTTCACAAAGACATCTGGAACTATAAAGCGTTGGAAGATTATTACACTTCGAGTGTGTTTTACCAAATGTCATCTTCGGCAGGAGCATTACAAAACGAATGGCTCACAAGCTATGGCTTACGAATATCAAGCTCATATAGCAGTACGACACCCTACACCTCTCCTTTCAATACACAAACGTTTTGGCAGTTGAGCGGATCTAGGGGTGGAGTTGATGATTCTGGCGGAGGCGGTCCTTGGAATGGATTAAACTTCTACAACAGTACAAGTGGTACTTTCACTGGATCCATAAACCTCGACAGCTTTTTTAGTGAAAGACAAGATGCATCTGTTAAGGATGTGAGATACAAAATCACTGGAGATGTACGTACTACTATTAGTGGTATAGGAGGTGATCGTACCGATTGGACGTTTGAGTTTGGACAGAAAGGATCGCAGTACACTGAGACTGTATCCTTGTCTTCCTTGAACATATCCAACGCAACATCTTCTTTTGAATTCATAACACAAGCAGATGGACCACAACTGATACTTACAATAGCAAAGAAGTTGGGATCTGCAGGCCATTCCTCAATTTCTAATCTAAGAGTGCAGCCAATTGCATACTATGAGTCTGTACAAGATTATCATTTATGGAATGCTAAAGGAATGGTTAATGCAAGATACGAAGGATGCAAGCTAACATCTACAGATTACAATGTGGACAGTCCGGATACAGTAGATGGAGGACCGGTAATTACAATAACAGAGGGAGGAGGAAAGCAATTAGTATCGAGGCCTGGAAAACAAGCAGGTACGTTTGAGATTAGATAACGTTTTCCTTAATAACGACATATTTATATAAAACAAAGATAAAACTATAAACACGTGGGATATTTAGATAATACAACCGTCACAGTTGACGCTATTTTAACCAATAAAGGACGAGAGATCCTGGCGGCAGGAGGCCGATTAAACATCGTAAAATTCGCATTATCAGATGATGAGATAGATTACGATTTATGGAATCCAGCTCACACATTAGGGACTAATTTTTATGGAAAAGTCATAGAAGATATGCCTGTTCTAGAAGCACTTCCCGATGAAACGCAGATGTTGCGATACAAGCTACTTACTCTGCCCAAGGATGTTATCGGAATACCGGTAATTAGCGTTACACCATCAGCTGTAACATTCACTTCGTTGACTCAAGCAATCGACATAACACCAAGTACGTTAAACTTACAAGGTGGAAACGATACGATGGGATATACAGCCATTCTGAGCGATGACACTGTTGCGACTTTAGAGGTAGCTACAGATGGAGGAGTTCAGAAATCAAAAAGATCAAACGACTTAGGTAATACTGATCTATCAGGAGCAGCTACTAGCTTCCTTGATGATGATACAACTGGAACGTCTACGACTGGAAAAACAATTACACGAACTGGAAGTAAATTTACTATCAAAGCTAAACCACAAGCTAACGTGACTAAGACTGTGAAAGCTTTATTAACGATTGTGGGTAATGAAACTGGTGGATTCAAGACAGTAGTTGTAACGGTAGATCCGACACAATTCACAACATTAGATATAGAATCAGCAATTGCTCCAATTAGATAAATAAAATAAAATGGCAGAAATATATAAAGATTTTCAAGGAGATGATGTAGTACCAGGCGATACTCAAACAATATCCCAACCGGTATGGTCAGAAAACATGAATCCCTTTTCACAATCTTACGGTGGATCGACTGGAATTGGATTCTTCACATCGTCAGCTCAAGTATCTCAATCAGGAGATTATTATGTAAACATATATCAAAGAGATCCTCAAGATGTAAATGAGTCAGCAAACGCAGCAGTTCAATTCGCTGTCGCTTATGGTAACAGACTAGGAAGTGGATCATTTGGAGATGTTAATACTGTAGGACAAAATGCTAATGATACACCAACAAGAGCAATATACTCTCAGTATAGAAACCAGCTTCTACCTCCAACGGATACAGCATTTACCTTTGGATCAGACACTCCAGACGACATTGTTATAATTAATGTTGCAAGAGCTAGATTCAGACAAAAAATTGATCCAGGAAATTGGGAGCTTAGATTTGCATCAGGAACTTTAGCAAATGGAGCTACGTCATATATGTCGTTTATTGATAATAGCGGTGAAGAAGATACTCCAACTGTAAATGAAGCGGGAAGAGTAGTAGGTATCTATAGCGGATCTGGAGCAGTAACAGCTTCAAATACTCAATACGGTTTATTCTATCCTGATCATGGAGTCTTAGTATTTAATGCTAGCAGATTAGCTGTTGAAACTGGAATGCCTTTAGATTCAGGATCTGCATTAACAATGACCACACAAGCTAAAAACTCAGTAACAGCTTCACAGTACATATCATCTTCAACATACTTTGCAGCTAGAAGCGAGGAAAAGGTGACATCAACACACTACTTTGTACGTGTAACAAACAAAAACTTTAACTTCTCTAACAATCCAACATTCGTAACTGGAAGTACTGGAACATTTAAACATGCTAGCATGCTTAGAAATCCTAGTGTATATGTTACTACAATTGGAATGTACGATGACAACAATAGACTGGTAGCTGTGGCTAAGCTCAGCAAGCCATTATTGAAAAGCTTCAACAGAGAGGCTTTAGTAAAAGTTAAGCTAGACTACTAAAATTAGTCCTTATTCAGACTAACAAGAAATCCCTTTCAGTTAATGGAAGGGATTTGTTTTATCGACATATTTATAGGTAATGGCAGGAGTTTTCAAAAATCTAGATGCAGCTGACATAAGGCTTACGCCTTTTCGAGCACACAAAAAATGGTATAGTACCATTTGCTACAAAGACTATTACTCAAATGTTTTAGCCAGCCCGGTTAGTGTTGGGTCTTTAGAAGGGTCAAGCAAAGCTGGAATTAGAGGATTATACGCTACCGATGTTAGTAGCAGTAGATTATTACGACTTAATCAGGATGACAATTACGAAATTTTAAACGATGTAACAACACCTAATCCAAATGGTGTTACTGCTTATGGTATAGGACATACACAACGGTATTTGCATGTTGCTTCGACAGCTAATGGATTTGGAGCTTTAAACACATACAATTCGCTTTTAACCCAAGCAAACCCTGCTAATTCACAATACACAAGCTCAAAAGTTACCGAAGTACGTAGTATATCTACAGCACAATCAGGAAGTAGTTTTGATTTTGTATATGTTGCAGGAGAGCAAGGCATAACGTCAAAAGCATACAATACAACACTTGGTAAATATATTGGTTTAATCGCAGAAGGAGTCATTCAACCCTCATCTATAGATCCAAACTTAACTGGGTCATTTAGTGCTGTAAATGCAGAAGGTAAGAGTGTAAATGACAAAGTTTTAGCAATAGCATCTTCTGGATCATTAGGCGCTTATGCTGTAGCATTTACTGGATCTTTTCCACAAACATTAACAGCTAGCTTTAGCTCATCAGTAAGTCCGGGTAGTGCGTTTGGATTTGCTACATATGGAGTTAGTGCGTATGGATCATCCGTACCAGCATCACTTAAAAAATTTATATACTGTGGCACTCAAGATCTATACTTTGCATTGTTTGAAGACGGACACTTGTTTAGAGTAGAATCTGATGCTACATCACAATTAATAACATCGGGTGTTGAAGATATTTTAAAAGACAAAACAAACTTTATATCTGGATCAGCAACTCTACAAGACAGTAAAGTTCATGTTGTATACACGAGCGGTCAAGTGGGTCTTGATCTGTATGCAGTAGGAACTCCATATAATGTAGCCTCTTTTGAAAAAGTGGTAGATGCAAGACGGTGGGTAGCATTGAAACCCGAAGTTAAAGCAACAATACAAACGAACGAAACACCAGCCACAATAGGAATATTCGCTGGTAGTACTGGAAGCTTGAAAGAATCGGTATTTTTCACAATTAATCCTGATACGTTTGAATTATCTGACCCTGATCACTTCGGTGCAACTAAGGGCGATTTACAAATTGGAACTGCTCTAAAAGCAGGTGTATCTAGCTCGGATATATTCGTTGGATTCAGCTCTTCTTATAACGATAGGTTTGTTCAATTCGACATAAATGCAGAACCTACTTTTTCTGTATACAAAGCTGATTACAATCCAACACCATCACATCCTAGCTACGATGCATTAAACACACTATTCGATCAAGGTAATCCACACTTTGAGTATTATGAGCCAATTACTGTTAATGGTAAGTATCAAAGGGTGGTTCACAAATCAACTAACCATCTATTCTATGAAGACTTTTACAGCAACACAAAAGCTGCATTTGGTAATGGAAACATCAACACACAACTAAGAGACTTAGAAGATCAAGCGTATGTAATAAACCTTGCTCAATCTAAGTTTGGAGAAGCAATACAACAATCGTCGTTAGAGATTGACGCTTACTATAATATAAGTGGTAGTCAAGACGAGTCTATTAAGATAGTAGACGATCTATCTGGCAATCTGTATGTATCTGGCGGATTGGTGTCCTCCATTAATCCATCACTAAAAGTGTCAGGCTCTATGTCTATAAACAGTGTTGGTGAGTGGCCTACAAGAGAATTGTATAAGTACAACGGAAAAGGTGCAGTCACACTAACGGAGAGTTTTAACCGTGGAAACTGGGTAATGGAGACTCATTATGAGAATATGAAATTTAGCGATATTGCTGGCGACTCCTTACCAATACCTCAACCAATCGATTTATTAGGAGTTGTTCCAATCTTTAGCGCTAGCTTATCTTCAAGTATACACATACAACCTTCGGCTGTTGAAAACTACCGACAATCATACAACTTCGAGAATAGTGATTTCACAATCACATTTCAAATAATGCCTACTGACGTAACAGCACACAAGTCTGGATCAGTGATCTTAACAAAAGCAGGTCCAGCTTCAGATGTAGGTGTAAATATAAATGGAGACGTGTTTACATACAACTCAGATGAACGAACACCCTATGCCATAACAATGGATTCAGGTAGTACTATACTACGATTCAAGCGAGATAACTTGTTCGAAGAAGCTCAGGTATCAGGAAGTTTAACGCTAAATCAATTGCATCACGTTACGTGTCAATTAAGCTCATCTAAACTAATGATGTACATTGACAATGTGCTCCAAACAACTAGCTCAGATGTACCGATCAGCACAGGCTGTTCTAATAAGTCGGATATTTACATTGGGAATAGCTACGAGGGTACCAGAGGATTTGATGGAGTAATAGATAACGTAAAGATGTATGCAAGCACTATGAGTGATGTTGATAGGGAACTATCATACAATACATTAGGTAGAGCTTCTGTTGTTGTTGGTAACGTGTTCTACAACCAAGGTATGATGGTACTCGGTTCTATTATATCCAGATACATGGACATAACAAACATCACAGCTCGAGGTACACACACTATATGGGAAAAAGAAATTGCATGCACAGTTGGTGCTGGAGACTTTAATCGTAGCAACAATCCAACCCTACAAGAATATAGTCCAGCTTCCAATCAGTACGTATTTAAACCATTCACAACCGGATCGGATTTTAAGCCATACGTAACTGCAATAGGTCTGTATGATGAATACGGAGATATGGTAGCAGTTGCAAAACTAGGATTCCCAGTAAAATTACCAACTAACGTAGATACAACATTTATAGTAAGATATGATAAATAAACTCAACTATCAACTAGTCGATTACCCATATATAACAAAACCCTTAGAAGACGAATCTGTATTTGAAAAAATGGTCATACCTGACTTCTTTGATCGTATTGGATATGAGTTAACATACGTTGAAGGAGAGTATCACAAACAATCCAATAT